CGATATTATTTTAAATGGCGTCTCTCTAAAAGATTTTATTGAAGATCATAATCATCCAGCAGGTACGCCACCGGGCGACACTGGAACACCTAACCCTCTTTAAGGAATAAAAATGTCAGTTTCAAAATTAGATAGTAACGGTGATTGGACCTTTGGACAAAGTTTAGCCGGATATATTTCTGGATCTGATGAGATAAAGCAGAGCGTCGTCACCAGAATACAAAGCTTTAAGAATGACTGGTTTTTAGACACATTGGCTTATATCGATTGGTTTAATCTTCTTTCAAATAGAAATACCGAAGAGACAACAAAAGCACAATTAACCAAAACAGTTTTAGATACAGTTGGCGTTAATACTTTAGATGAATTAAATTTTATCTTAGATAGAGAAAACCGCAAAGCTGTTATACAATTAACTTATACAGACATTTACGGGTCTAGTGTCCCGATAGTAGCAGGGGTATAAAATGCCATTAGAATTCACCGCAGACGGCGTAGAAATAGAAACGTTCGACGAGATTTACAACCGACTTGCTGACGGCCTTAAAGAGATTTACGGCGCTGATATTGACCTTAGTCAGGAGACGCCAGACGGCCAAAGATTAGGTATAATAACAAAAGAAATCCTCGACGGACAGAGCTTTGGAGCAATGCTCTACTCTATGCTAGATGTGGATTTTTCCTTTGGAACATTCTTTGATGTCATCGCGAAGATTGCCGGAATATACAGAAGACCTGCAACTCTTTCACAAGCCGACATAGATCTAGTTTCCGACAGAGATTTAACGCTTGAGGCAGGATATACCCTGGAGGATACCAACGGGCAAAAATGGCTCACTGATTCTGATAATTTTATTACTACCGGGAATAATACAATTACTGTATTTGCCGAGCAATTTGGGGCAATAGCAGCAGATCCAGACACGATAACGATACCAGTATCAATAATTTTAGGTGTAACCTCTGTAACAAATCCACTTGCCGCAGTCGTTGGAGTCGATGAAGAAAGCGACCCTGAAATGAGAGTCAGAAGAAATAAAGCCCTTGAGAATCCGGCTTACTCTACTCTAGGAGGAATAATTTCTAAAGTGGCTGGACTGTCTGGTGTTACCGANTTAGATGGCTATGAAAATGACACAGACGTATATGACTCGACGCTAGATTTAGCAGCTCATTCAATTTGGCTGATTATTGAAGGCGGTGAAATAGCCGATATTGCTGAAGTGTTCGCAAAGAATAAAACTGGCGGCACTGGGACAAAAGGCGATATCACTGGAACTTACGTAGAGGAAGTTACAAAAACCAGACGGCAGTACTTTTAGTATAAGTCATACTTATAGATTCGACCGTCCGAATGAAAAAAACTTATATGTTAATGTTGATGCAAAAAGAAGATACCCTTCTCAGTCTATTGATTTAGAACTAATCGCCCAAGAAATAGCCAAGAGAGAGTTTGCTATTTCAGAAGATGCGGACGCTTCTTCTCTTTATGCTAACGGCTATCAAGCGGGGACTAACTTTATTTTATCCGGTCTGGAGATTTCAGACGATGACGCGACTTATGTCGATACTTCAATTGATGCGGGCGCGGGTGATAAGTTTATTTTAGATGTTTCAAATATTACTGTTACGGAGATTTAATAAATGTCTGAATTTACAGACATATATAAAGAGCTGGTGATCCTTCAGTATTACCAAAAGCCAAAAGCTCAAGGTGAGATAAAGACATACTCTGACGAGTTTGAAAATGTTTACTCTTTTTTGAATGACTTTTTTACAGAGTTTGACCTTGACCAAGCCACGGGCGACAGGCTTGATAAGATTGGTAAAATTGTTGGTATCAGTAGAATTGTTGAAGGTGGAGTTCTAAAAAAATATTTCGGCTATGATGGTGGCCCCAATATACTCCCCTATGATCAGGGAAGATATTTTTCAGAAGGCGACGAACTTTTTACAGATTCTGAACTTGATGACGGGCAATATCGAATTTTCATTAAAGCTAAAGTAGCTAAAAATAATGCCTCAGCTATTCTTGTTGGTGATGAGCGCGACGGCCTACAAGATGCGATACAACTATTATTTGACGGTGAGGCTTATGTCACTGATAACCAAAACATGACTTTGAACCTATATGTATCTAGCGCGGTCCCAGATGATGATTTAATATTAATTATACAGGCTGATTTATTGCCGAAGCCTCAAGCAGTTAGGTATTTTTGGATTGTTCAAGTTGACCCCATTGCGCCATTTTCCTATGACAGTGGCGCGGGATACGATAATGGCAAATATGCCGGATTATTAACTTTACCATAAAGGAAAGAAAAATGAAAAAACTATTAATGCTTATTGGATTATTTTTATTAACTGGATGCACTGCGACTATTGTTTGGGCACCAAAATCTGTAAACATTCACCAGGAAGGCAGACAGCACGGAGCTGAAGCTGCTACTGAGATAACTGGATCTGATATTGATGACCTGCAAGGTTCTCAAGCTGCTGAAGGATCTGTAGACGGACTCCCAATAGGACAGTAATGAAAAATCACATGGCAATGAGACGTAGGCGAAGAAGAAGAGGATGGGGCCGACCGCCTTTTTCATTCTCTAGGCATTTCAGGAAAAAATATTGCGATGAGTATCCTGACCGCTTTGTGCAGGATATCGACTATAAAGAAATAGATCATCCGCTTTTTAAATACGAGATGATAAAAGACAGGGAAGTCATAACGACAATGTATGGTTTCGGCGAGATTGAAACCGAATTTTTTACGCTTACTCATGACGGAATAATGACAATAAAGTCCGGCTATCGATGGGATGGTCCAAGCGGTCCAACTGTTGACACGCCTTCTTTTATGCGTTCATCTGCTGCACATGACGTCTGTTTTCAAATACTCCGTGAAGGTCTAGTTCCAGACTCGACAAGAGAAGGATTTTTGATATCTGCCAATCGCGATTTAAGAGATATTTCGCGAAAAGATGGCATGTTAAAATGCCGCTCATCCATTGTTAAATTTTCTGTAGATAAATTCGGACGTAAACACACTTTAAAAGAGGCTGCATAATATGAGCTGCGAAGTAACACAAGCCTTTTTCACAAAAGGTAACGGGAATAACCAAGTTTATATTGGTACTGAATGGGCACGTACAATGAGCGTGACCATAGACGGACAATCAAGAGTATATGATGATATTACTTTAGCTGGTACTATTTACGCCCAAGACGAGGACGGGAATCCATTAGAGATTTCTTTGACTGAGCAAGTTGACACCTCAACAACTGGAATCTATAAAGTTCCTGCTGTCTCTCCTGCGGTAGATATAACCGAATGGACATTAACCTTAATTGTTGCTGATACCTCGCTTGTTAAGCCCGGTATTTATAGCTTTGTCGTATACGGCACTCCTTTAGATGGGAAAAAATACGTAGAGATAAACGGCTGTATGGAATTTAGTGACCCGGCGGATTGTTCCTAATGTCTGAAAAAATAACTAATATAGATACCCCTGAAATTATAGTCACGATAACCGGCGGCAATGAGGTTATTACTATAGTTAGTGAATCTCCATTTGTTATATCTAGTATTTCTTCTGAGGGTATTCAGGGGCCAAGGGGCCCGGCAGGTGAGGGAGGTGCCGTATGGGGCGGCATTACTGGCAACATCGATGACCAGGCAGATTTAAAAGCACAGCAAGACGCCCAAGACGCGGCAATACAGAAGAATGCAGACGATATAGCCGATAACTCTGGAGAAATAGATATTCAAGTTCCGGGCGGCGCTGGTATGTTATCCGATACGGTCGTAACAATCGCAACGGCTACAAGTGTTAATATCTCTGCAGGGAACGGCTTTATCTCCACCAATAGCGCAGATGGTACAGTTTCAAACAGTGTAATATCATGGGATGCGAGCACTGAGGAAGTACCGGCGACTATACTTGCAGTTGACCAAGCTTTTTATATTACTAAAAATTCAATCGGGGTTACTCAATTCCACGCATTCCCAATTGATGAAACTGTTATCAGCGCTGAGATAGCTATCGTATCGGTTGGCGCTGTCTCTGGTTCTCTCCTTACTGTTGGATCGGGTAATTTTGGCGCAAAAAATCAAATGGTCTCACAGACGCTTGCTGAATTATTTTTAAGTATAGGCCCTGCTCTTGAAGGCGTCGAGTTAGTTCCAGATAGCGGTGATATGACATTTGACGTTACAGAAGGCGCGGAATTTTTCGGCGGCAATAACTGGCGCACAGATAGGCAGAATCCAAACCATTTTCAATTCTCAGGATTAACTGATCCTATATTTATTTATGCCTATCAAGATCCAGCAGAGTCAAACGGGTGGAGTTCCTTTACTTCAGCGGTAATTGATCCTGATCAATGGGATGATGGCAGCGGAACTATTGCAAGCGTTCCAAATAACGAAAAAGTAACAATTCAACCATTGTGGATTTCTGTAACTACCGGAACGGTTATTGCACAATTAGGACAGGCCACCTACAAGGATGTTGCAACGGCTTTGGCGGCTCTTCCAACAGCGGCAGAGAATGCAGCGCCAGCAGTGGCGAACCTGCCAAGATTGGGATGGCTTGTAGTAACAAAAGATCAAACGATTTTATCTGATGCCACCTATATAAAAGAGCTTCAGAAGGGGACAAGTATAAGCCCCTCAGCCGCAGTAAAAATGCAGGATACTTACGATAATACGGACGCAGAGCCCGAAATACTGACAGACTCAATAAGAGGTGCCGTTACTTTTCAAAGAGGATCAGCAGCAGATTCTGATACAGTTCTTGAAATACTTAATGGCGCTGGATCGACTACTTTTTCAGTAGATGGAAATGGTAACGTTACCTCTAATAATCTATTCGATAAAACTGCAGATACCTCAGATGATATTACACAGGGTGTTGTGAATTTATTTTTAACATCCTCCCAGTCTTCAGATATAGCCGCAAATACTGCTGCCCGTCACGCTCCTGTAACTGTTTCTGATACTGCTGAAATTGATTTAACATTATCAGGTCAAGAGATAAGTGCCACTATAGCGGCAAATAGCATTGCAGAAGGCAAACTTAATTCGAGTGTCAATTCTTCCCTAGATTTGGCCGATAGTGCTTTGCAGAATGGTGACAATGTCTCTGAATTATCTAATGATGCTGGGTATTTAACAAGCTTCTATTCATTTAATAAGCTTGTCGGCACTGGTACACAATCAGTAGCGAGCACATTAACCGCTATTACTTGGGATTCATCTGATAGCTCAATAGGTTCTGACGTCACTTTTTCCGGTGTTAATCCAACTAGGCTGACAGTACAAACTGACGGAGTCTATAGAGTGGCTGGGTTTTGTACTATTCAATCAGGATCGCAAAGGCCACAAGGAGTTATTGAGTTTATAATTAACGGAACTCCTACAGGAATTCAGCGAGGCGGTTCATATATAAGGAACTCAGGTGTAGCATATGACTTTTGGACTATTGAAGCATCGGGGGAGCCTTTTTCTTTACTCGCTGGGGATTATGTGGAAATGGGCATAGGGCAAGCCACAGGAAATGTATATGGATACGGTGGTGTGGCAACTGTAAATGCGTATAGAGAATATAGTAAATTTTGGCTTGAAAGAGTTAACTAAAATAAATAAATGGAGAATTTAAAATGGCAGTAAGAGAGACAAAGAATTTTTGGATTTTAATTGATGATGAGAGCGGCGCAGTAACAAGTGATCCAATACCTCTAAACACCCCAAATGATAAATATATCAGTGTATAGCGGACTGTTCAGTGACTCGGATGCAGCAAAATTAACTGCATCGGTATTCGACTCAAGCGCAGTTGGTGCTTATAGCGGCGGTGTTACACTTACAAATCAATGGCGTCCCGCAGTAAGTAATGCAATGACTACTGAAACAGGTTCGGTTAATCTTACACTAGAAGGCACTGACGTTGTGACTGCGGAAATATAATAAAATAACATCCGTAAATTTTAGGTTACGCCTTGATTTTATGTGATAAGTAACGATATAATATAAGCACACTCGTGAACATTATTTGTTTACTTCCCTCCTAGCCGCAGGACGCACCTCCCTTTGCTTCCTGCGGCTTTTTTCTTCCCTTATGCAGGTATGCCATGCTTCTTACGGCTCCTCCTATATCCCTCAACCGTCTTTCGTGCAATTAAGTAATCCGATGATTCAATCATAATATAAGCTAATAGATCAAACTCTTCTTCTGTGTATTGGTTTATTTCTTCGGCGGATAAATGAAACCTTAAACGTTTCTTCTGAATCCTTACTTTTGTATTATAGTCAATCACGCTGCTAATCATATCACATACCCTCATTTGTAATAATTAAATTATTGAGCCTTTTCGGTTTTTTATATCTATGAACATGGCGCTCTGCTTCTTTTATTTGCGCCGCTGTGATGTTTTTTAAGAAGATCTTAACTATATCCCCTTTTAGCTTCTTCTTACTCATTTTACTACCTCCAATAGTTACATATAATAAGTCCCTAGTTTATTACAGTGCAATATTTTTCGACAGATTGCAATAAAATGCGGCTCCGGCAAGAGCCCCACTTGTTTTTTGAATGGGCTTTAACTCCCTAGAATGGAATATCTTCACTATCCTCATTTTGATAAACATTTGGCGACTCTTGCGCTATTGGATTAGGCGCAGCGTTTTGAGGTTGACTATTATACTGAGTTTGTTTTTCTTGTTTCTGAGTCAATTGGACTTTATCAGCTCTCACAGAAATTTTACTTCTTTTCGCTCCAGTGTTTTTATCATCCCAGTTATCTTGCTTTAGCTGGCCTTCAATAAAGACATGGCTTCCCTTTTTTATCCTTTCATTTAGGGATTCTGCAAACTTTGAAAAAACTGTAACATCCATAAAACAAGTATCATCTACCCATTCTCCGGACTGGTTTTTATAATTGTTATTGATGGCGACTGAAAAGCTTAAAACAGCCGTACCGCTTCCAGTGTACTTTAATTCTGGGTCGCGTGTAATATTCCCAGTAAAAATAGCTCTATTGTAATTTAGCATTTATATCTTTCCTTCCTGTTTTAACTGATCGACTAGACTATCTATATATTTACGGCAAAGAATAACTTTATCATGAAGTTTAAATAAAGTCGGCTCATGATACTCAATATTGAATTCTTTATACCTTAATTTTTCTGGGATGTCATCAAAGCGCATAGTATCATAAAAATGCTTCCTAATCTCATCGGCTGGCTTGTTTGAATATATTTCAGCCATTTTTATCTCACGCTCAATTAAATGATCTGGAGTGTTCGTTAGAGTGTAAATTAATTTGGCTGTTTTTCTTTCGGTAAGCCCCATATAAACTTGCAACTGATAGTAATAATCTGATTTAGGCACATCATTATCAAGCAATGGGAATGTGTCAAAGTCCCAAGAGTTTTTCATGTCCCAAACTTCAGTATCAGTTAGTAAGTCTGGCGTTCCTTGAGTGAATTCATTTTCAAAAAATTGCTCATTTTTCTCATAATGTCCAACTTCAAAAAAATCTCTTACACTGATAAAATCAATCGATTCATCTTCAACAAGATTTCCCTTGTCGGTGTACTTTGTTCTTATATCTTTTCGACGCTTTAGCAGAATTTCTCTAAGCCATTCTTTACAATAAGTTTTGGCTCCAGATGATAATTCTGGCGGCTTGTCTCGTTTTTCTATAAGACCGTACATTGTTTCATCTTGCTTTGCAGTTCTCTTTTCTTTTTCCTGCAATGTTTTGAGGTTCTTTTTTTGTGTCTCGGTAAGTCCGCCGGAGCCTTTGCCATCTGCCATAATCTTTCCAGCGGCTGAGGCTCTTATTTTAAACTTTGGTATTTTCATCCTTCCATCCTTTTTGGGGCCGGAGCCCCTTATTGATTACTTAAAACTCTCTTTCATTTCTGTATAGGCCGCGTGAACTTCGTTGTCATCTCCCCATTCAGTATTGTCTTTGGCACGAGACATAACGACTTCTAAATCTGCTATAGTCTTAGCCGCTCGCACAGCGTTAATGACTACCTCTTTTGATGCCTTGCCTTGCTTAGGCGCTTCATCAGGCATATCAATGTCTTTGGCGTTATTCTGAGGATTGAAATCATTAAAGTCCTCAGCAGATGTCCAGGTATTGCCGGATAGCTCATTAAATAACCATTCATTCGCTCTCTTCTTTACTTTACCCAATGCAGCGTCTTCTGAGAATGCCGCCAAGTTCCATGATATTTTTTCTTCTTGCCTTTCCTCGCCTTGTTTTTGCCACCACACCAAAGCTTCACAATAAAAAGTGCCGCCTTGGTTCTTAGGAATTGAAGGCATATAACCAGCTTTTATTTTATGCTCACGCTTAAACTCTGCTAGCGTCCTGGTGAATCCTGCTTGAGCTGGATACATGCGTCCAACGATGATATTAAACTCATTGTTATGAATTGTGAGCCCCTTGGACATGGCATCCGCGACACATTCAACTACGACTACATCAGGATATGGCTTAGGGGTTTCCCATTGGCCGGTTTTTTTATTTTTGACTGGTTTATTTGGGTCTCTATCAGTAACAAACCCAGTAGGCGTATTCATCAATTCTTTTATGATTGACAATACTTGAGGCTGCAAAAGCGCCTTTTTTAAATCAGATAATCCCTTTGCTAATTGCAGAGCCTGAATAGTATGATTTTTTTGCTTTCTGGCAATCTCGCAAGATTCAGCCGCTTCTACTAAATTTTCTTCAAACTTAGTTAGTGTTGATAATTCTTCACTCATTATTTATCCTCAGTTAATTTATTAATGACTTCACTTAATGAGCTGCAATTGTGCTTCTTTTTTAGGTATTGCAA